GCCGTTGACTTTTACATCAAGATCAACTGTTTGATCCCACCGCAGGCGAGCACTGTTGGCACTGATCGGTTCAATCGATAGGTTCTGCACATCGCCAGGTACTGCCGTTTTGCCTAGCAGCGTGAACGTTGCTGACGCAGTTGAGCTTTGTTTGCCTAGATAGTTAACAGCGCGAATCTGAACCGTGAGAGTCCCAGCTCTCAGCGTGCGCAGAGTAATCGACGGGTTTGACGTGTTCAGCTCAGTGAAGTTGTCATTGTCGAGCTTGTATTTAACGCGGAACTCATTGACGTTTACTCTGTCGTGCTGCCAGCTCAGGTCAAAACCAGTGTGAACAGTTTGACCCTCTTCATATAAAAATTCCGTTCCAGACAAACCCTCTGGCGCATTTGGCGTGCCATTCAGGTTGCTAATGTCTCGTGTTGTTAGTGCAATGTCTTGCTCAACGGCTGCATAAATTGACTCGTTGTATGCAACAGCAGTAACACCCACCGTGCCATCACCGCCTTCGGCAACAGATACAACCCGATATTGCTGCGACTGGATGTCGCTGGTTTGGATCAGATAAATTGCTTGTGATTGTGGCGCTTCGCTAAACGCGCTGCTGACAGTGATCGCAGTGCCTGAGATGCTGCTGATTGTTTTTGTCTCAACCAAACCTGTTGGCAGCAAGACTGAAAGCGTCGGGCTCGCTGCGAGATTTACAGACAGATCAGTGTCACTGTCGATGGTGACGACAGTTGTTGTTGCAGAGCCAACCCTGCCGCTGCGACGTGTGCCAGCACGCAACGGATCAGTAATATCAATGACGATCCCTGGCGTAACAGCAATGCCAGCGTCAATCGAAACAGCAAAGCTGACTGTTTCTGATAACAACCTTTCGCTAGTCAGCAGCCATTTACCCAGCCTGTGCGCTTGGCCTTGGCTATAGCAACCAATCGCCTTTACGTCTTTGTTAACGATGCCGTATTTAGCGACGGCCTCATGATCTTCAATGTATTCGTATTCAACATCACCCAATGTGTCGTAGCTCTGCCATGCCACTGTTGCGCAGGTGTGGCGCGTCTTCTCTGCTGTGCCGCTGTAAGTGAATAAACCATCAACAACATTGCTAGGCCCAAGTAAATACTGAGAGTCGGCAGGTTTGTCTTGACGCAGAACAAGTGACCCAGCGCCGTAATAACTAATCCCTCTAAAGATGCTGGTCAGTTGCTGGATAACGTTGTAAACCTCATCACGAGTATTGAGCAACAGATTGAGGCTGAAGCGTGGCTCTTGACCGCCCTTGCCATCATCGACAAGCTCGTTGCAATATCTGCTGATTTCGTAGAAGTCGAACACATCAAGCGTCGATTCAGGCACAGAACACCCATAACGGGTGTCTGTAAGCAAGTCATATAGGCACCAGGCAGGATCATTCGTCCATGTCGCCGCAGACAACGTGCCGTTAAAAAGTCCTGAATATGTAATCCGGCCCAAGTGCGTCGTTGTGTCAACAGTGCCGTTGCTAGGGATCCTGACCTTTGTGCCTCGGATTAGATACTTACGCCGTGGAATATTTTGAAACTGCTTTGAACTAAACCGCAAACCAACCAACGCAGAGTTTGGGTAAGCGAGCTTCTCTGTTTGAATTTCGGTAAAACTTGTAAAAAACGTACTGCTAACTTTCTTGCTTGATGTTTCATCTGCACTGACTCTAACGACTCGCACATCAACAGGAAAACTGCCCGTAAGTGGCACTAAATAGTCGCGCTGATAGCGACTGCTGCTTTTGCCTGAGATAGTGTCAGAAACAACGTCGTTATATCCGCCGCCGTCATACTGAATCTGAATTTTTACCTGAACCGAGTGGCCAAGGATGTCGCCCTTGTCAGTTACCTCTTGCAGGCTTGGCAATGAAATTGTTAGACGGATCCTGTCAATCTCACTGTTGGTGATCGTTCGGGTAACTGGCGCGGCATTAGTTACCTCAACATTGACTGAACGCTCCGTTTGAATCCCACCCGTTGCGTCAGGGATGTGAGACTGCCCCTGCGTTCCGTTAACTGATGCAACTGCAAAGTTGTCAAAGTTGAAACTGCCGTCAGCGTTTTGCAGCGCAGTGTCTTCTAAAAAAATGCTTTTTGCGCCGTCATCAAAGCCTTCAATCTCGCCTTCACAAAGCAGATCAAGTACGTTGGCAAACTGCTCAGACGAAAGCGAATCATCTTGTTCAACAGGTGTGCGACCACCACCGCCGCCACCTTTGCCGCCGCCGCCGCCAGAACCAAGGATCAGTTTTTCGTCAAGCATCAGCTTTTACGCCGGAGAAGGAAGGCCAAAGTTAGGTTTTCTTCGCTCTGATCATTAGGTGAGTGATCAACATCTAAACCACTACTGATCACTGCTGAACCAACAAAAAGCCGCCCATAGGCTATTGGCACCGCCAAGCCTTGCTGGCTGGTGTTGGTGATTCCGCTAAAACTGAAATTCTGAATCCTATTCGCTTCTTTCAGCTCAAGCCCTGAAGGTGGCGTAGGCGAGATGATCTGTGAGACACCTGTCAGAACCAAGCCAGCACCAACAGCAGACAACGCCGTGCCAACTGTCGTCAGTGTTCCAATCGTTGCTGGAGCTAATGGACCAAAAACGCCAAACGCAGAGCTTCCAAACAAGCCAGCGCCAGGAAACAAAAACGACGCACCAATTAGCAAACCACCAAGCAAGATACGGCCAAACCCACCACCAGCGCCAGCAATCACAGGCGTGATGCTAAAAACCTCACGCTCTGACCAAGGCAAAGCCAACACGCTCACGTCATCAGGTGTCGCTTCCTGCTTGCCAACCCTTACCCGGTAGCCGACGCCATCCTGCTCACTATCAATGAGCCATTTATCTAAGCCTGGAAAATTAACGCACAGCGCCTTTACTGCCTGCGCTGGTGTCGCCACGTCAAGCTCAAACCGGCACTGCCCTAATCGCTCACGCAAAGCGCCGTAGACCTTAACGACTTTCATGACGTATAGCCCTGTCGCAACTTTTTAAATAATAGCCGCCTAATAAATCACGAGAACTCAAGCGGCCCTGTACGTGATGCAAAATCTGCTGATCGCCAAGATAAATCGCAGCATGATTAGGCACAGGCGACTGCAGATTCATCAGCAACAGGTCGCCACGCTGCAGCTCTTGGATCGGCACCCGCAAGAAACCTTCCTTAGCAAAATTCTCAACATACATATTTTCGCCGTTGTGCCACCACTGATCACGGCGGCGATAGTCGCTCAACGTGATGCCGTACTCTCGCTGAAAAAAGTCGCGCACCAAGGTGTAGCAGTCCACAATCCCGTGAACAAACTCGCGCCCCACATATTGCAGCTCAAAGCCTTCAGGCTCGCAGTAGCCCCAGCCTTCTGTGTTCGGGTTGACGATGAACCACGGCAAACCGGACTTTTCGCACGCAACACGATCAGCTTCTGATGGCCTGGGGTTCGTTACAGGGTGGCTGTGGCAAATCGCCACTATCTCGCCCTTGTCCTCTACCTCATGCCAGCCGTCAAGCACAAAGTGCTCATCCGGGGTCTGTGCAATGTTGCGGCACGGGAAGTAACGCCGCCTGCCCTTCACAACAGCAACCAGCCCGCAGCATTCTTTTGGGAACTCATCCTTGGCGTGTTGCAGGATGTCCGCCTGCATCGCATCAGTCAGCTTCATCGCGTTAAACCAGCGCCAGGGAATGAGCCAAATGGCAACGTTCCATTCTCACCAAACCGCAGCTTGCAGGACGCCAAACGCTTGCCGCAAACGTCCTGAGCCAACGTGCTGACGCTGTTGCCGTTCACGTCAAAGTAGTTGCTGCCGGTGTAGCTGCATTCGCTGCTCCTGTAGATCCATTGACAGGTGTTGGCGACAACCTGCCGTTTCGGTAGCTTCTGCCCAGCAAGATCGAACTCACTGGCAAGCTCAAACGTAACAACGTCGCGGGTCTCTGTTGCCTTGCGGTTGATGCGCCAAATTTCCGTCGGAAACCTAGCGTTTGGATCTGCTGTTGATTCGCCGTCCAGATAGCGCTTCAGGGTGCGAATCCGTTTAACCGTTGCACCCGTCAGATCGTTGCCTGCTGTAGTGGCATTGACCAGCGCCAGCAACGTGGTCATCGTGCCATCAAGGTTGGCAATCGTCAGCGTCGGTTGTGGCAACGTTCCACCCGATCGCATCTCAAATCCGTCAGCTTGCAACGGAAAACGTGTGTATGCGTTGCCGTCAAAAACAATGTTGCCTGTCACATCGGCATTGCTGCCAGCATGAAAGCGGTAAACGTCAGAACTACCGTGCAGCGTGCTGTTTAAATGCAGCTCAAATAGTTCGATGATTGCGCTAGGCGCAAGAACTGAAACGTCC